TTTAAGATATACTCTTTGGGGTCTGTATCCAGTGTTTTTGCATATTTTAATGCACCAGACTTGTCACCCCTTTTCAACATTGCGGCGACCTTCATCATATCTTTTTTGTCTACACCACCAAACTTATTAGCATATGCTTCAAGTTCTTGGCCTTTTCTTTCAAACCTTGGTTTGTTTGCTTGCATCGTCGTATTTTTCATCTTACCTTCGTCAACTTCTACTTCAGCTTCTGCGCTTTCGCCGTAGCCGCCTTGTAGTTGCTGTAAAACTTCATTAGTCCAAATACTTACGTCGCTACTGCCAATTTCTTCAACATCGCCAACACTATCTGCTACATCTTGGATTGCGTCCATTACTGCCTCAGGGCCAGCTGAGCTAATTACACTAGTATGTTGACTTAAGATTCTTCTAAGAATTGATTGGTAAACTGGATTTTCTTCTTGTTGCTCGTAACCTTCTTCCTCATCTGCCCAGCTTTGGAATCCATACTCGTTATCTTCCATTTTCTTTTTGTCTGCAAGTGCCTTCTTCATTGGCTCATCTTTGTCGCCGTCGCCATCAAAGTCTAGGTAGTCTGGCTTTGCTTCTTTTGCTAAAACAATATCTTCCAATGTATCCTCATACTCTTGCATGGGATCATATGTTGCAGACTCTACATCTTCTTTAGGACCTTCAATTGCTTTAGGACCTTCAATTGCTTTAGGACCTTCAATTGCTTTAGGCTGTGTGATAGCCATTTTTACAAGTTTAACTGCTTTGCCCTTTTCTCGTTTGTATTCTTCTGGATCAATTGTTTTAAGACCAAATGGCGTGCCTTCTGATCCTACTAAATCACTCATCTTAGCAGCAAAGTTTTGCGTTTCATTGTCCATTGCTCTGTCTGCAATATCGCTTAGAGTCAATCTAAGCATTGCATTTATTTGTTCGGACTTGCCCATGCCCTGCATATCCATTGACTGATATGTCCATTTTCCGCCAGGTATTAAATCAACTTTTTCTGGTAACTGATAATCACCAATACCAATTGTGTCGTCATCTTCAATTTCTAACCAACCAGCCCATTCTGAACTAGTACCGCTAAATTGTGGATCTTTTTCCCATCCGCCCTGCTGTTCACCTGATTGGTCCACTGCTTGTGCGCCTAGGTTATCTCCGTCTACTCTGAAACCTCTACGCTGTGCTTCTTTTTTCCACTTATTAAATGTATTAAAGTCTACATCGCCTTCTTTTTCTCTAATCTTCATTGCGCGGCTCACTGCGCCTAGGCTACTCTCTAATCTATCATCAAATACTTCACGTGTGAGTTTTGTTTTTAAATCACTTATATCGTTCTCATCGACTTCAATATCACTTGGCTCGTAGTTCTCAAAATAATCTACATATCCTTTTTGCTTACTAACTGCTTCTAGTGTACTTTTTAAGCCATAGTAACGATCGGTTGCAAGGTCAATAATCTCTTGGCTATCTTCAGTAACGTAGTCATCTCTTTTAACGCCACGGACAAAGCTCTTTAATTCACCCATCTCAGCCATAATCTCTGAAATGTGTTCACCATGCTCATCGTTCTGATATCCACCATTGCTTACGTGGCGAGCCATTGCTCTAGCCCCTGGTAGATAGTTGTTTTCAAACCGTAATCTTTCACCTATCGCATTTTCAATATAAATTGCGCTAATATTTCTACTTCGACTTCCCATTTTTTCTTCGTCTACAGTTTTAGTATGCTGGACAATGAGCTTTGCGCCGTTTAGATCCTGATAACTCTTTTGTCTACTTCCGTATAATTTGCTTTCCATAGCGATGGCATCCTTGCTTTTACTTTGTCCTACTAAGAAATCAAAGTCTGCTTTGTCCAGTCTAGACTTCGTAATATTCTTTGCTTCGTAATTTAACATGTTTTGTGCACTAAAAAATCTTAGATCTTTGAGGAAATTATACCATTTGCGTTTGCCGTCGGCATCTGCTTCCTCAATAATATCACTTTTAAAGTAAACTTTAATTGAGCCTTCATCAAGTATACTAACAACTACACTACCGTAGTTATTTGCACCTTCTGTAAATTGGAACTCAAAGAATACCGATTCATCTGGCACCAGTGTTTTAGCACCGTCATCTCTGCCCATTGTTAGACTATTAAATTTTCCACGTAGTCGCTCGTGTAGATCTTTGGATAATGCACTCATATTGTATTTATTAAATTAAAACAAAAGGCATCGGGTCTCTGGTAAAGTCATTACTATCCCTTATTTGGTTTTCTAGCTCTGGTATGTAGGTCTTTAACTGCGTGGCCATACGCAGAGCAAGTACTGTACTCATTACTAAATCGTCTGTTTCACCTATTTTTGCAGCATAACTAGTACCATTAGCAATAAAATTTTTAAGTTCACTTACTAACATCTTGCTGTTAACGGTCATTCTTTCTGTTTCTACTAGTGTTTTTAGCTTTGCACAACTACTAAGTTTAGACCGTTGTGTGGTGTTAAATCCCTTACGGAAACGCCTAGCATTGCCGTGTGACTTGGTTTCGCTAAGAAAGATACCTGGTATGTTTTCTTCACCTATATCAGCAATACTAATAAGGGCTGCTTCTCCCAGTGTGTTGTTTTCTACGCTATAGTATACGCTGTTTTCACTTTGTGTCTCCTTTTTCAAGTACTCACAAATTGCAACAAGTATTTTTATTTGTTGTGGTATAGGGGTTTTATTATGACACCATTCAGCTACTTGAGTCATACTAGGTGCTTCAAACACCTGTATTGCAGCAGGGTCTCCGCCTGTACCCAAACTAGGATCAAGTGCTACAATATATAGTCTATCTCTCATAGGCTTTCTGTACCAGCGAACTGTGCCTTGGGTAAACATAGGATCTTCGCCTCGCATAGATGTTAGTATTAGACTGTCTATTAGCGTTTCATCGTTAATAATAAACTCGCATTCATGTTCACGCCTAAACCGTTCCTCCCCAATGCGGCCTAATTCCTCCTTTTTCCACTGTTCATCTCTGTCAGGATGATCTTGCCAGTAACTACGATATGCCTTAAATCCGTTAATACCAACGTCTGTTTCATTTCCTTCAGCATCAAAGCACTTGTTAGCAAGTCGCCATATCTCTGCAAATTGATCTTCATCACTATTGGGTGTACTTGTAATGATTGCACTACCACCTGTTGCTAGTGTAGGTGATATACTGGTCCAGAACTCTCTAGCAATAGTAGGTCTAACAAATGCAAACTCGTCACAATATAGCAAACTAAGACTTAACCCACGTCCTGTGTTTTCTGTTGTTGCTTGACTAATAAGTCGTGATCCGTTTTCAAACTCTATACTGCCTTTGTTGTAACTAGTAACACCAGCACGTATATGATCAGGACATAGCTCATAAGCATAACGTATGCGGCTCATAATCTCTTGGGCACCACTATACTTGTGCGCAGCGATAAGGACAATGCTATCTGGCACAAACATCGCTCTCCATAACAAGTAACCAGCGGCTGTGGTAGTTTTACCAGTCTGCCTAGGCAACATGTTAACGTTAAATCGATGGGTATGGTATGTTTCTAACAGTTTTTCCTGATAATCATATGCTTGATATAGTAACTGTCCTTTTGTAGGATGTTGTATGGTAAAGAAGTTTTCCATAAAGTAATATGGGCCTGTAACAGGATCTGCACATTTGGCAAACTCTTGTACTTGGTCAGGTGTAAACTTCTGGCTTTGGTGTGCTTTTTTTATTAAAACACCCTCTAAACTACGACTCATCAAAAATCCTTAAAGTTACTCTTGGGTTGGTTGATACTTGAATGTATTCTGCTACAAAATCAAAATGTCTTGATAACAGTTGAAAAACGTCTTGTTGTAGTCGTTCACTAGCTATGCCGTAACTACTACTCCCAATACGTCTATAGTATGTCTTATTTAACCCATATCGGGTCCCGTACTTAGGAAAGACTCCGCTTAAAAATAAACAAGTGTCTCCGAGTTGTTTAGCACTAGTGTAATCTTTGTTACTTAAAACAGCATACGCCTCTGCAAAGGATTTTTCTGGTAAAAAATCTGGTTTATTGATAAAACTTGCTAATAGTGCACTAACATAGACTTCTACATTTTCTGGTAGTGCATGTCCTGTTTCTTCGCGTGTACTGACAATCATGTCATTAAATGGTAAAAAATATTCATCACGCATATGGTTAACTCCTACATAATATACTTATTAACAAAAAAGGACCAGTGATATTACTCACTGATCCTTAATCTTTAACGTAATGTTATTTGTTAGTCTTTTTTAATAATTGTCCAAATACCATAGGCAAGTCCTGCCCATGCTACCCATTTGATAATAGGACTAGCAATTAGTGCAAGAACACTAACTGCAATTACTACGCCGCCATCCCAACTGGTACGCTCAGCTAGTCTGCCTTTTATATAATTAACAATATTCATATTTTTCTCCCTTTAAGGTATCTGTAGTACTTGGCAACGTTTGCCATTGATCCCCAGTTTACCGGTTGAGGTTCTTAATAATATAATATATTAGGCAGTTACAACTGTCACACTTACGTTTTCAACTGGTGTGTCAGTGCCATCAAGCCATTTGGCTCTTGCACCTGTTGCAAATTCATGTCCGCCTGCACCAAACTGTGTTAGTGTAGCATAATTTTGAGTCAATTTAGTAACATAGTAAGTTTTACTTGAACTATCTGTTGCAGTTAATGTTGCTTCACCGACCGCAATTGAGCCACTTGCTTTTGCAACTAATTGGCAAACACTTGTTCCGTCTGAAGTTGTGCATGTAAAACGGTTTGTGCCTTTTTGTTTAATTACACTAGTGTTATTTGCGGTTCCGCCAGTAACACGAGCAATAAAACGTAATTGTTGTCCGGATTGTGTATCGTCGCCGATAGCACCTACTTTTAAATTACCGTCGACTGTTTCAGTCATTTTCATTGGTCTTCCCATTTTTTTTCTCCTTTACGAGTTTAAAGACGTTCTAGGTCTACGGGGTTGTGTCCCCATAAACTAACGATTTTCGTTAGCAGTGTATTTATCTAAAACTTGTTTGACTATCAGCAGTAATTTTGTCTTTAGACCAGTATAGTTTAGGAGATTTCTGTACTTGCTGAGTATTATTAATCAATAACCCCCTATTATATAATTCGACTAGTTCTTGGAACGTAAAATTACTGCCGCTATGATTGTTATCGTTAAAGGAGATACTTAAAATATATCTTGGACAAGTTAAATGATTATTCCGCACCATGTGTATATTTCTTGTGTTATACAGTAAAGGAACGCCAGTTGTATAATTTATATTATGTACTTCATGTGTAGCGGGATTTATCATTAGACTTTCGTAGCTGCTATGGTTATCAGTTAGCAATACGTTTATAGCGGCTGTTCTTATTACATCTTTATGCCAATTTAACCAGCTGTCAGGCCAAAACTTCATTATAATTGCATGATCAATCTTAGCATAGATTTTATTAGTGAGATATTTAAAGTATAGATCAGGAACCTGAAAGCTACTATTCGTAGAGTTTGTATCCTCTGCGTGTCGTATTACATTGTGGCACGTATCCAAATCTAAAGATAGCTCTGGTATTTCGTGAACCATATTGTCAAGACTTGTCATATAGTTTTACTCTAATAGATTATCTTAGATCTATTATAAAATGGGAGATATTTTGTGGGTATTCAGTGTGGACTTGTTTGTTAAGTGTCTCTATAAGGGGATTATCACCTACAAATTGGTTGCTGGCTAGATCATATGCTGCTTTAAAAGCATCACCGCCTCCACCGCCTCCACCCAATAGAGCGGCTCCTATAAGTCCTGCTTTGCCGGCGCCAGCCCCAAGGCCAAGCAGTCTTTTTAGAGCAGCCTTGCCTTTTGTGCCACCTTGTTTAACTAGATCAAGAAGGGTCTTCAGCCTGTCTTCATCTAACTGGATATGATGCACACTATCTTCTGTTACTATATGCAGATAGTCCCCGGGCTGTGGACCCATAGACTGCTCTGCTTCTGTTAGGTAATCTTTAAAAGATTTATTCATCTTCTGCTTTAAGCTCTTCTACCATCTTGCTATAATCTGAGTAAAATGATTCCTCAATGGTTTCTTCAACTTCACGTGGTTCTTGTGCCATAGCATTGTCACCACCTGCTGAGGCTGCATATGCTTTCTTAGGACCATTTAGTCCGCCACTAAGGCCAATTAGTTGCTCTTCTGCATCCATATATTCTGGCTCAGGAGCATTTTCATATTCATCAATTTTTGCTTCGTAATTTTCATAACCGGCAAGACGCATTAGCTCTTCAAGTGCTTGTACAGGAACAGCTACAGTCTCTTCAACTGCCTCTTCATCAATAGCTTCTTCTTCAAGTTCAACTTCTTCACCAAGTTTTACTAATTTGTCGGAAATCATATCATCAAGTTGTCCAAACTCTTTATCCGTAAGCGCACCCGTTTGTTTATATACACGCTCAAAAGATTTTTCAAGTTTCTTTAAATCTTTAGCACTTTTTGCTTTCTTAATACGAGCAACAGCAGATTTGAAATTTGAAGCATCTTCATCAAGGTCAACTTCTTCTTCGTCAAGTTCAAAACTCTCAGCAATGATGTTGTTTTGGCTAAGTCCCATTACGCCGCTGCGACCTGCTAGTTTTAGCATATCAGCCAGGATGGTGTCTTCTTCCACATCTTCATGCACTTCTTCAACAGCATCTGAAGATGCTAGTACGCTAATTTCACTAACAAGTTTGTTATCTTCTTCAGATACTTCATAATTTTGTGTAGCAGCAGCGTCAATTCCACGCTGGATATCTTCGTTGTCGTATCCGCTTTCTGCAATCTCTTTAAGTTTTGCTATTACATCAATCATGTGCATCATTCTATTCCTTTGCAAACTCGTACTTACGAGTCTCTAAATCTTTCAACATATTTTCGTTGTATTTGTCGCCTAAGTAATCATCAACTTTGACGTCGGCAGCGTCTTTATATTCGCTGTCTTCAAGTTTACTGACGTACTCGTCGCCTTCTTGGGTTAGAGCCTCTTCGCGAGCAATCTCTTCAGGATGATCTTTATTAATAACAACCATGTGACTTTCTGGAATACCCACAAATTGACTTACATAGCGATAGATTTGGTCTGCTGTTGTTGGATATTGTATTACAGCATCCATAATATTAACTTCTACATTTTGCAATGTTTGGAAGTCCATCGGATGCTCCTGAATTGGGGTACGCTTGGGTTTACTAAGACTTTTAAGGTCCCATTTCTCAAGGGCAGTTTCCATCTTGTCAAGCATATCATCATCGCACTCACATGCAACTTTAATACGGAATGTGTATTCTTGTTCGTCCTCAATGAGGTAATCTGTAAACGTCTTCATAGTTATCATCCTATATTATATTTATGCTTTTTTAGCTAAAATTTCGTTTAATAGTGCGTTACGATCCATTACGATGCCGTCTGTTTTAACAGCTTCGTCCTCGCCTGCTTGCCGCTTCTTTAGGTCTAGTTGTGCTTTTTTAAGTTGTAGGTCAATCATCTTTAACTTTTTGTTTATTTTGTTGTTCTTGGCACTGAGTGCAGTTTCTAGCATCTTACTAGCATTGTTAAATATCTCACCTGCAAACCGTGCCTCTACATTCATACCCAAGTCCATTAAGTCCTGGAATGTATCTTTTGCAGTTGTGGCAATCTCATCTAGTTCACGGTCACTGGTTTCCAAGTCACGTATCATTGGCAATGCTGCGTCAATCTTATCTATAGCGGTAAGTGCTTCCTGAATTTGCGGCAGTGTCTTGGGAGATTCTTTTTCTGTGGGGATACCAGTGAGATCATAATTATCCTCAATAGTCACCTCAGGCATATCTACATCATCAAGATCAAATAAATCGTTTAGTTTTTTTGTCATAATAGTACTTATCTGCGCTTTTTACCCTGGTGAAAGATGTCGCCTTCAGTAACAATACGGAACTGTACGCCTTTTAGTTTGCACCACTTTGCCGCGGCTTCCCATTTAGCGTGGTTGATAGCAATTGCAAGTTTATCACGTTGACTGGTTTTTGCACCCAGTCTGGTCTGACTCTCTGGCTTTATCTCTATAAGCTCTGCTCGTTTAGATCCTGTTTTATTCTGATACATTATAAAGAAATCAGGAACGTAAATACTTTGCTTGCCTGTCAACGGATTACGATATGGTATTTTTATCGACTCGCTTGCCCAATTTATAACGCTCGGATGATTATCAGCAAAACGCATAAAAGCATGTTCCCAACTACTTCTGTAGCGAGGAGGCTTGTTGCCGGCATATTTACTAGGGTTAGCAACTTCATATAATCCATTAGCCCAACGCATTATGCTACAACCTGTCTACTGTTTTCTATAGAGGTTGTTCTAGGTTGTTCATATCCTATTAAGCTAACGCCCTGTCTAGTTAAGTTTAATATTAATGAGAAAGTTTTCTTGTAATCTGCTGTATCTATTCGTTGTATAATATCACTTGGGTATACTTTAAGTTGATCGGCAGCCAGAAGCACTGCTACTGTGTTTGCGGCCACACTTGGGTCAGTAGGGTTGTCTGTTCTTGCTTGAAAAAAACTTTTTACTAATTCAAAGTCGTTTTGATTTACTACATGTTTTTGGCCAAAGTACTCTTGGAAGTATTGTTTTACATAGTCATCTATACTTATATTAGGATCTACTAGTTCTGTGCTTGTATCTATTGCCATTATACACTTATTCCAAATTCTAACTCAATTCGTGATTTTAGATCATCTCTTTCTTTAATAATAAATGTAGGGACACCGCCTGATGGAGGATTGGCTATTTGACTATTCAGCTGAGCCAATCTTTGTTCCAATTGCTGCCCTTTAGTAACCTTTTGGTTTGCATTACTTCCGCCTGTAAAGAAATTTGGAATAAAATCACCAATGTTGTTGGGATTGGCCTTGGTGCCTGTGCGATCTGGCACAGTCTTATTGGATCCTATTGGTGTGTTTGGATTAATACCAGGAGTACGAAATACATTATTTAACACACTGACACCATTGCTTTTTATTGTACTTGGAGCAGGATTAGTATTCCTATCAACTGAACCTCTATTAGGAGGAGTGCCACCAAGTGTTTGACTGCCTTGTGTAGTAGGAATAATAATATCGTTCAACGGATTTTCTCCTCTGAGAATACTACCTAATATGCGTGTGCCATCTTTTTCTAGCACATCACCTAAATCTATATTCCTTGCCTCGTTGAAAATAACCCCGCCTTTTACTACTGCGCCAAGCAAATTTCCGTCAAATAAATCTCGAGCTATACTGCCTACTGTGTCCAGCAATCCCCCTTGGAATAATACAGTATCTTCTAATAATCCACCAGCAGTGCCCAGAGGACTTGGTGTTTTATCATAATGTATCTCACCAAATCCCTTTGGATTAATGTTATTAACAAACCCTGTACTATATTTTACTGCTTCGTAAGCAAAACTCATAGTATGTTGCATTAACCCGCCACTGGCATATGCATGACTATCATGTCCAATATTAGTTACGATAGGATTTATAAGTGTGTATTCTGCAAAACGTTTTTGATACATAGAGTATACTCTAATATCTTTAAAGAATCTTGTGTTGCCCTGACTAAACCCCCATTGGCCGTTCTGATAACCACTGTATTTGTTTTCAGTATTATAAATGCCACTGCCCAAGGCGTGGCTACTGTCTTTATAATAAAAATTTTGATAGGTATGTAAAAAACTTCTTATAAGATCTCTTTGGTCATCATGAAATGCAATATTTACAGGGCTATAATTAATCTTATGTTGACTATGCGTCTGCTTGTTGTATTGATTGTGTGTTTCAGTTTGGATACTAAATCCTGGCAAATCTATAGTCTTTACCAACATTGGTATTTCCATCTTCTCCACACTGTTAAAGAGGCGGGCGGCATCAGGTGTAAAATTAAATACAACAGCAAATAGATGCTGGTGCCTAGGCTGTAGTTCATAGTTATTGTCTACAAACAGCCTGGAAGCATGTTGAAAATCTTTAATCTGATCGCCTTTTGCAAGTGCATTCAGTAACGTGTTAACACTGGCCAAACCAATTCTCCTATACAGTATTTATCCATAAAAAAGCCCCCAAGATTCCTGGGGGCCTTTCTTAATAAATTTAGTAGTTAACCAGTTACAACTGAGCCAATACTTCTGGCCACTGTTGCACCAACGCCGTCTCCGATTGGCGTTTGCACTGCGTTATCAAAGCGGATAGAGGCTGTAATTGTTACAGGCTCACTTGATGCATAGTTTAAATCATTGTAGTTCACGTTCTGCAAGAAGCATCCGTATAGTTCCCAGGTTTCAAGCACATTAGCAACACTTGCTCCGTTGCCGCCGTCTAAGATTTCAAAACGTGTAATAAATTTGTAGTCAATGCCTGAGGCAGCACTTGATTGTTCTAGAACGTCAAATTGCTTTTGAACTTGCTCGCCTAGTAGTCTACTTACTGCGCCGTTTACATCATCGCGGAAGTTAACTGTAACCATATCCCAACTATGTTTACCTGAAAGATAAACACGTGAGTTGTAAACTGGAATTTCCATTTCTTCAAACGTAACGCTGGGTCGTGTAATATCCATTACTTGTTTAGTTAGTTCTGTACGTGGAGTAGATACGCCAAGATTTTCAAATAATGCACGGAATCTATATTTAAGTTTGGGCATAAGCAAGCCCTGTGCGTTAGCTGACTGATCACTGTCTAATGGTACAGTAAATTTTGTTAGTGATGAAACTGACATATGGAGTGTCTCCCTTTAATAATAATATTTATCTATATTTGCTCAAGAATAATGGGGGTCTATTACAGATCCCCCATTATTTTCTATGTTCTAGGTGCTTTAAACACTCTGTGCGGCGGCTACGTTGCCACTTGCAATCTCACCAGTGTTCTTAAGTCTAATTGGAATAAAGATAAATTCCGCAGCCTTAGTAGGTTCAATAGCAATATCAACATACAATTCGTTACGATCAATTCTGTCATTTGTATTATTACTCTCATCACAAACAACTAGGTAATCGTAAATGCCACGCTTTGCAACAAGATCATTCATTAACTGTTCAATTAGTTGTTTTAGTTCGTCCCGTGTAATCTTATCGTTTGGTTCAAACACAAACCCTACTGCTGTGCGCTGTACAGTTTTACGCAAGTACGCAATAAGTCTTGCAACATTGATGCGATCTAGTGAACTGCCGAGCGGCGATTTTGTTTTATTACCATAGTTAAGTATGCCGGTTCCATTAAAGAATGTAATTGGGTTAACACTATTAGCATACAGTGTATCTCTAAGCGATTCTCTAACGTTATCAGTAATAAATTCACCAGTAGCACTGTTAATATATCCGATGCTATTAACGTTGTCAACTAGTCCACGTCTTGTGCCAGCTGGAGCAAACCACTGGAAGCTCTGGTCATCACTACGTGCAATAGTACGTAGGATCATATGACTTGCTGGAACAGTAATTGTCTTACCGCCTAGATCGGTTGTTTGCCCTGCAGGATAAAATACACCAAGATAACTATCACTAGTCACTAGTCCATCATCGCCGTTGTCTGATGCTAGGTTAGCATTTGTTGACCAATTTTGTATTGCGGTACCTGTTGCAGCAAGACGCATTGGTGTGTCACCAACAACAAACGCTGTATTTCTGCGATCATTATTTAGGCTTACCATGTTACTAATTAGCTCTGGATAACCTGGCGCTGCAATTACATTAAAGTCTCTGCTATCTTCACGTAGTTCTTCACTACCGTCAATAGCTGACTTCATTGCTGCTGAAATAACTGAGCGCACTGCTTTGCGTCCCATATATGGGCTACCGTCGTTGCGGTTACCACTTGCTGTTACCCATGCATCCTTCTCTGTTGGAAGTGTTGGGTAAAGTGTAGTATCACTGAAGTTTGTTCTGCTAAAGTAGTTGCTACGGAATTTCTTTACACTATATGAACTACGACGTGTATTGAATAGCAACATGCCTCTTGGATAAATTGTTGGATCTGGACGGTCAATATCAACAACATCACTTGTTAGTAATGCTTTAGTTGTTGGGATTGTTCCTGTAACAACATCAGTTGTTGTATCACCCATAAACCGTGCATCAGCAAACAAGATGCCGTCTTCTGTTGTTTGATCTGTGTTATCAATTAGTACCCATATGTTTTCGCCGTCTACTGTTTCATAACGATATAGTTTTGGATAATTCTCTAAATCACTTGAGTCTAACCAAAGGTCACCTACCACAACAGTTGTTTCGTCGCTTTGAGTAAGTGGCTCTGTTGCACTAATAATTACACCGTTTGGTGAAGTAGCAGATAGATCATGTCCACGTGCATCGCTGCTTACGTTCTGATAACCTTTCCAAGTTGTGCCATCATGAATCATAATATCGGCCTCAACTCCACCATGATACCAATAACGCTGGTCTGCTGGATCAGAACTTGGTGAACTTGTGCTAACTGTATAAGTTGGCGCTACCCAGTTACTTACAATTAAGTCACTGCTATTACCTGCACGAACTTGTCCAGTAGTAATTGCTGTAACAATGCCTGCATCCGCTAACGGAGTACCGGTTGTGTCTTTTAAAATAAGCATACCACCTAGTGCATGGGTAATTTTAAGAAACCCGCTAGATGTTACTGCTGCACTTACGTTTGCAACGTTTGCTCCATTAATGTCACTTGCAATATCTGCTAATGAAGTACCACTAACTGTCACTGTTACTACTGATGTAAGTGTTGTACTATTAGCTGCACTTGCTTGGATAGTAAATTGATTACTTGCAGTAAGTGGCGTAGCTGCATCAACGTTACCAGTAACTTCTAAAACTCCAGTTGCAAATCTACTGAATAATTTATATGTAACTGTGTCATTTTCTGTAACATCAAATTGTGTGTAATAAGCACCCGCTACAATTGCTTTGCCGCCTGTGCTGTCCAAGTTCTTAAGAGCAGTTTGATCATTTTCATAAAGTGGAGCATCAACAGCTTGAAACTGTTGTGTTGTTGTATTATAAACTCCAACATCTAGATCTGCGCCAAGATTATTTGTGGTAGTTTTAACCCAAACACTTCCACTTGGACGCGGTGTTGTGTCTGTTGATTTCCATTCAGGAACCGTAAAGTGCTCGCTCTGTTGAATCAATGGACACGCATATGTTCCTGCAGTAAGTCCGGAAAGACTTAAAATTGTTCCTGATCCGTTAGCAAGTACAACTTTGCCATCTGTAGTTGATCCATCACTTGCTGCTGAACTTGTAGCATAAATTTCAACTTTGTTATCAACTGACGCTGCTGTTATACCTGTGATACCCGCACTAGTAATACTACTTGCAAGGGCACTTGCTGTTGTTCCACTCAGTGTAACAGTTGAACTATTAATAACAATAGTATTACCGCTAACTAGTGTTGGACTAGCAGTTGTGCCTGAAATTGTAGGCCATGATTGTTGCCAACTTGTGCTACCAACTAATACCCATGCATTACTACGGTTTTTGTAGTATGCTGGATTAGCAACATTTGTTCCTACAATAGCATAATCACCAATAGCACCAATTGATGTTTTCGGTACACCTGTGTCTAAATCAGTTGTGCTAGTAATAACAGTAGGCACTTTATTTGTAAAAGCGCCTGTGCTAGCATTCCAGGAAAAAATACCCCATCGGCTATCTGAACTTGCATCTAACCAAACTGTTCCGGTTGCAGGATTACCTGTTGGCCTACTTGTGCTTGCTGTAAGCTCTGCAAGATCAACATCGGCTCTAGTAACATATACTCTATTACTTACGCCAAGCAAACTATGTGCTGCCATCAATCCGTATTCGTTAACTTCATATCCATGGATAGGAGTACCCCCTGCCGTGGTGTAAAAATTTGGGTTTCCAAATGTAGCAGTAAGTTCTCTCTGACTACCAATAAGATATGTGTTGCCTGCGTTAGCGGCTGTTGTTCCTGCGGCTGTGCCTGATCCACTGCCTGTTGTTTTGTCTTGTGCTGTTGCAACAATAATACTTGCAACTGTTCCTTGGTCTGCTGGTACGTACTGACTTTCGTCAATTACTGTAACTTCGACGCCTGGTGATACTAATGCCATGATATTTTCATCCTTAAACAGAGTCTGTTATGTAATAGTATTTATTAAATGTACTGAAAAACAGGCTGTTAGTGCACTCCCTTTAAAGGTTCGTGTAAATAAGAGTACTATGAGACCTTTATGTTCGACATGTAGAATTACCCCGTGCGCTGTTAATTATCACCGCAACGGTAAAATTTATTATAGAAAACTATGTGAAAAATGTAACAGGGAAAAAAATAAAACAATTACTGCAAAAAATCCCCGATGGTTTTTAGCTGGCTATAGAATGAAATCAAAATGTGAAAACTGCGGATTTAATCCTAAATTGCCAGAACAAGTGACAGTTTATTATGTTGACGGAAATCGTGAACACATTAGCATACAGAATTTAATTACGTTGTGCTTAAATTGTAATGTAGAAGTAAGCACTACTGGTTGGAATCGTGGAGATCTGCTAGAAGATCTGTAATTGTATTTTTTAAATCTGCAATTGTGGTGTCGTTTGTAATAAGATAATTGGGCGTAATACTACACCAGCTATACTCACTAGCATGTATATCTGGATATACCTGAGGCATTGCATCAACATCAGTCTCTGCTAAACTAAACCATTCTGGATCGTCGCCTCTTTTAACACGCACCACAACGCCACCTTGATTGCGGATCATGTTTATTTCGTTAGGAAACCGTGCATCTGTTATGACAACATCGTTTGTGGTATCTTTAAGTTTTGCTTCCATACTTAGGATCCAGGTATCCTGATGAAAGTGATTGCGGAAAACTTCTGTGCCCATTAATTGCAATGCTAACCGTGGGCTAAAATCGGGTATACCCAATCGGTCTTCCCACCATGGATCTACTTGTTCTCGCCAGGCTCTGCTAGCATCTGTGATGCCTTCTAGAAGTTCACGGTCCCAATTAAAGATGCTTGCTGTAGCATCCTTTAATGGTTCTGCAAAACTAGCCTGCGTAAACCCTTGCTCTGAGAGCATGTCGCCTACTGTACCTTTACCAGAACCTATTAGGCCAATAATTCCTATGATCATCTCTTATTTTATCCAATGTACTAGTAAACAAATCAAATTTACTAGAGTCTAATTGTTTAACTGACAACTGTGTCTTTAAGTCTGTCATTACTGTGATTGCATTTAAATAATCTTCAACTCGATTACTATTACTAAACTTTACTATACACTGTGATAAGATAGTAATCAAATTGTTTCTTTTATCTTGATCGTAAATACATGGGTGTAAATGCATTGGATTATTGCATATATACATATCAGCACCGTATGCACCTTGCTCATTGTCAATGATATAATCTACCAACGATTCTAAATACGGAACACTATAAGCACTAAGTACAGTATTAAACATGACACTGTGGCCAGTTTGTAAAACTCGTTTGATACCAGCGTCCACATCTAACCATATTGTTCCAGATCTAATATACTCTGCAGGTTTACCCACAGCATCAATACTTAAGGTTATATGAACATTTTTAAATTGATTTATTTTTTGGATGAACTGATCTGTAATGTTACTAGCATTTGTTGTTATTAAGAGACTAATATCTTTGTGTCTTCCTATATCAATGCATTTATTTAAGGTAGTATAAAACTCATCTATAATTGTAGGCTCGCCGCCTGTAAACATTAGCTTTTTGACAGTTGGCAAATAGTTTAAAATATCCGTCGTTATAGTAGTAGTATGTTCTATATAATTTTTATCGAGATCATATCCATAAAATTGTGATAAATTGTGTACTTTAGATTCTTTAGCAATACTACTACTAAAGATTGGCTCACAGGTCCTACATTTAAAATTACATTTATTGCTTAACCTAACATCTAAGTATTCAACGCTGGGATCTACTACCATACCGTATTCTTTAAGAGATCGTTGTCTTAAACTTAACTGGTGTGACTCTTCAGCTTGCTTGCATAACTTGCAGCCGTCAGGCCAAATATTAGATTCTAATTGATCTCTGATATGTAAAAGATTATCACTTTCCCAGAATTTAGATGGAGTTAGCTCGCTGTTAATTGTATAGTTACAACACGGTTTTGTAAAATTTTGCCCTACAAACATATGCATATAAGGCAGTGGACATTTTATCATAGTATTATGATAACATTATTTGTGTAATTAGCCAATAATAAAAGATAATGGGTCTGATCCGTCAACATAATTTCTGAGATCTACTTCTAATTGTTGCATTTCGCCCTGTGCTTCAGCTTTGAGCGTGTCGCCGTTCATGCTAGTGCCACCCTGCGGACCCGCAATGGTACTGAACTTACTACGTGCTTCACCTAGTGTATATTTGGCCAATGCCAGGCTATAATCCTGTATCCAAGGTTGTGTTTTTTTATCTTGTAGTAATGTAGCATCTGGGCGTGTATTATAACACCAGAGTATTACAGATTCACCACTTGCTGAAAACTTACGTAGCAGTGTTAGTCTTTTATTTACACGGTCCCAATCAAAGTTTACAAACCCACCAAACAGTCTTGCACTCAATTCCTGATACTGGTGGTACATTTCATATGTTGCTTGCCCGCCTACACGGCCTGCTTGTAACAAGTAAGTGTTTACAAAGGCTGCTTCAAATGGTTCGAACTGTGTTCCTGTATCGCTTGACCCGCTGCCCACACTGCGACGGAATACTTGACGTACTTCTTGTATCTCATCTGGCAGTATATACTCCTGCTGCTCCTCTACAATCTCAAGGAAAACATAGCTGCTTTCTGTCGCACCTTGTGCTCTTTGTCTATACTTTCTAACAGCCTGATCAATGCACATATCGTAATGTTCGGGGTCTAATTCAACATCAATCATTGATCCGCCTAAACGGAGATAGATGTAGTCTTGTATGTCTTTTCTGAGAGAGGTTAGATCAACAGCCATAATGGGTTCCTTATGTAGTATTTATTAGGAAACCTTCAGTAGAACAATGTGTTCGTTTAACCTTCCGTTCATTTTCGTCTCTGTGGCGTTAATGTTTTCCAAGAACTTACGGAGAACAATCTTGCCTGCTTTGCCAAACTTAGTGAGCTGTTCTTCAGGGCGACGTAGTGTTTTACACACACTCAGCTTCTCATCGAAAAACCGTAAGGTAGTGCCTTTTACACTAAGATTCTGATTAGCTTCTGCTACATATTTGCCTAACTTACGGGTCTTAGTGTTAAATACCCATAGCTCTGTGGCACCTACAATTGCAGTAGGATTGACGCTAACAACTTTATAACGACTGTCATCTTTCTTGTACTTGAGTTTGGATATCAGCTTATTAGCACTGGGCGCCTTTTTCACACGAGTTTTACGTGTAGCCCGTTTAAGATTCGTATAAGCATCTAGATCAGAGTTTAGTGCGTCGAACCACTTAATATAGCATTTAATATCATCTTTAGATAGGAACGAGTATGCTTCTTTGAGTTGTTCCCAGTTATCCTGCTCTGCTGTACTCATCTTTTTAATTTTAGCAGGTGTAGGCATATTAGCAAGCAGCTCATACTCTGCACGAATAGGTGCGTAGTACTCACGAATCTTATTAATATGTGCCTGTGCTACATTATTTGTTTTGAGCCAGTCAAACATCTTGGGAATATCTTTACTGGGCTGTTCGTCTATCCAGGATTCAAACTCTCCAACAATGTCACTGAGTTGCTCACGCATACGCTCCTGTATACTAGGGGTGTATACTTTAGATTTTTTCTTTTCTTCCGCGTTAGCTGCCTTAACAATTAATTTACCAGACTCTGCTAGAGTATTAAACTTAGTATCATAATACTCACAGCTCTGTTTGTAGGCTTCTTCATCAGTTTCAGCACCGGCGCAGGGTCCTAGGTACCCTTCCGCAAACGGCACATCACTACATTGTGATGTCCAGTAACACCAGGCGGCGGTGGCTTGCGTGTTCCAGCTAAAATCTGGGTTCTTAAGGATAGCCTGCGCTATAGGCTTACTAAAGTTTTTGCGTAC